TCAATCTTTTCTTTCATTAAAGCAACTCTTTCTTGTTCGTAAACAATAGAAGGATTTGTTAATTTAATTTCAAAGTTAACTAACGATTCACCGGTAAAGCCTTGAGCATATAAATGGACTAATGCAATCTTTGTTAACTCAGATTCCATAATCTTTTGCACTCTCTCTACTGTTCTAGCAAAACGAATATCTTCTGCTGCTAAAGTTGCTTTACCGTTTAACTCTCCTTCATATCCAAAGTAAGCTTTAGGTATCTTTAATGCAGCAAATAATTTATCTCTTAAGTAAACAACGTCGTTTGTTCCGTCGTATTCTAAACCTTTTGTAGTTTCAATACGAGTAGAAGTATCACCTCCCCTTACAGGTAGGTAGTAATCTTCCATCATATTTTGTAGATTAAATCGTAAGTTATACTGACCATCTTGACCCATGTAAGGAGTCTTTTTCATAGTGTTGATAGTCTTTTGCATAAACTGTTCAACCTCTGCTGGTGGTATCTGACCTACGTTAATATAGAACATTCTCTTTTCTGGAGCTCTCATGATACGGTGAATTAACATCGCATCTTCCATTAAAGTTAACTGTTTAAAGATCTTACGAGCTGGTTCTAAATAAGAACGTCCATAAGGTAAGTAGTTAGTATCTGAAATTAACCTAAAGTGGGCCATTTCGTAATTGTCTAACTTAATTACTTTCTTATTTGTATTAGGAGTATAGTTAGGACTTTGTGAAGTAGCTAAACCATCTAAGTCGATCTGAAAAGTTACTTTAGTCGGATTTTCATGATCTTCTCCTTCATGTCGTGAAATATGGTAAACCGTATAAGGTAGTACATTATATACTCCTAAACCGTCTGCAATCTCTAACTTTAAAAAGAAGTCTCCGTACTTGACCATGTTACGAGTCCATGACCATAGGTTAAATTCGATATTAAGTATATCGTAAAATAAATTATATAAAACTCGTTGTATATTTTCGTCAGAAGACCTAATAGCTAAAACTTCACCAAAATCGTTTTTTACTGTTGCTTCATCGGCTATAATATCTAGTGCAGAAGCTAAAATAGGATCTGTATCCATAGCTTCATAGTCAGAGTATAGCTGTATTCTTAGAGTTTGAAAGTTTAAATTCGGGTTAAATATATTTCTATTATTATAGACATATAATCTACTAAACCTATCTATAAGAGAGTTAGTCTGGTATTTACCGGTTGTTTGTATTTGATTAGGATCGATTACTTTTAACTCATCACCACCTACGTTACGTATAAGTATGTCTGTTGCGAAGAGTCTCTGTAGTCTACTAAATAAGCCTTTATCTGCCATTTAATTAAAATGTCTTTAGTTATAAATAGATTCGTTTAAAATAACCAGCTTATATCTTCCTTCTGCTGGCCACCCATATCTATAAGATACGGATTATTTTGGTAGGAACCAACTGTTGATATAACAGCTTGGTTTTTTGCATTAAGATTTGAGAAAGAGGAAAGTTGTGCTCTAGCTAAGTCAAGACCTTGCTGTCTTAGTCTCAATGCGGTATCCCTTACGTATAGTGAGGTTGCGAAGGCCATCACTAAATCATCATTATAATTTATCTGTGCTTGGGCTTTTCCGTTCTTCCATACAAATACTCTCATCTCAAGTAGTAACCTTTTAGATTGAACAGTAACTGCTTTCTCTCTAATATACTCCATCATCTTTGCAACCACTAATGGACGCGTTTTCATTGACATTGTAAAGCCGGGAACGAGTTTCTCTCTTTCATATTTCGACATATACGATTCAACTGTATCTTGGTTAGAGGTTGAACTGTAGTACATATTCTTATATTCTCTTTCTAATATCTGTTCTATGGTAGACCACCCTATATTTGCGTTTTCTACTACTAGAAGCGCATCATTGTATTCAGAAGCGATTCCTACCAAGACGTTACCGAATTCCTTCGGGGATAACTTCCCTTTGTACTCTGCTACCTGAACACAACTTTCTATATCCATTACGTGAAACGTAGAAAAGTCAGTAGAGTCACCTCTAGATACGTCGGCTGTAACCATATAAGATTTTGTATAATCAGGACTTTCCCAAACCCATAAATTGCCATCAACTCCTCTTTTTTCTGCTGGATCTTTTTGATAAGTTTCTTCATAAAATTGTAAATCTTCTGGTTCAAATACGGTTTCTCCTGATGATAGGAAGTCACAGTCACATTCCTGTGCTGCCATTCGAGGTCCTAAATCTCTATCTTGCATGTCTCTCCAAACCTGATTTCTTTCAGGATGGACTGTCCATGGTAATTTAATAGGTACAAAGGAATTTTCAGCTACTTCTGCTTTTACATAGGTAGAGTGAAACCAGTTACCTATACCGTTAGGAGTCGATAGAGCTATACATTGACCACCGGTTGCTAACGTTTGTTGTGCAGCAGTAAAGGTTTCCTCAATGTTATCAATAAAGGCGGCTTCATCTATTAATAGTAGTGATACTGCTTCAGAACGAGCAGAATCAGAATTACTTGACTTTGCTTGTATCTTTGAACCGTTCTTCAGCCTCAGTGAGAGTTTGTTCTTCTCTACTGCATGTAGACGTAACCACTTGGGTAACTGTTCATACATGAATTGTACTTTAGAAACCAGGTTTCTTGCTGTTGCTTGTGTAGTTGCTAAGGCTAGTACGTTCTTATCTTTATGGAAGACCATCAACCATAACGAGTAACCAGCCGCTAAGGTAGATATACCAAGCTGTCTAGACTTTAATGTAATAAGAAATTGATTATCTCTAAATAAATGTAGTACTTTCTCTTGAAATGGGTATAAATTAAAGAGAATTCTACCCCTTGTCGGGTGTTGAATATAGCAATACTTCTTCATGAAGTACCCTGGATCTTTAGCACATTTTAAATATTCTTGTGCTATTATATTTCTAATATCTTGCGACATAACTAATTAATTATATCTCAATCCCGCGAATCTTATCTAAAGTTCCGAATCTAGATTGAGTTGAGTTACTTCCTTCTTTTTTCGTAAATATACGACGTAGTATAATGCCGTTTATATCTTGTTGAGAGTTTGTAAAAAAGAAATCTCCGTCTCTTTTTCTTATGTGAGCATAAAAACTACTACTATGTTCTTCTATAAAAGTATCAATAGGTATAAACTTTCCATTTTTAAAATTAACTGTGTTACCTTCTATTTCAAATTTAACTTCCATGTCTCCCTTGTAGTAGTACTCAATAGGTCCGCCCATCGGAATAGTGCCCTGTACAATTGTTTTTATTAACTCTTTTGGTACTTTTCTCGAAACATCAGGAATAAGTTTGTTACCTGTTAAATTAACTCCGTCTAAGTTATTTGCTTCAACTCTATCTTGGTAGAACTCGTAAGCATCTTCATAAAAATCTGTTAACCATTCTCTAATTTCTGGGTTAGTTATGGCCATAGCTGTCATACCTTTAATTCCACCACCCGCTAAGGTAGGTGCTTCGTTTCCTTTAGCTGATACTTTTATATCTTGTCCTTTTACTTTCAAGATAACATCTGCATAAGGTTCGCTTCCAAACTCATTCAAGCCGTCTACTTTAACTGCAGTCTGAACTCCGTTAATTTCTATATTATTTGTACCTTTTAGAGTTTTGACTCCCGGTACTGCGTTTATAGCATCTATTATTCCATGCTCTTGTCTTTCTGTTGTAGCTATTTTACTCCCGCCGGTACCCCCGAATTCTCTAGTCTTCTGTAATGCGCTAAAACTTACATCATTTCCTTCTTCGTCTTTAAAAAAAGGAAATTCATTTATTCTAGTACCTCCAATTTTTTTAATTGCCTCTACTTCCATTGAATGAAATAGTGCTGCGTAAGAATCGTCAGCGTATGTTAAAATACTTTGGCTGCTATCTTTAAATTCAAACGGTGCTCTATTTTCTATCTTATTATCTATAACTTGTAGTCGAGAATACTTTCTACTTGCATCACTAAAGTCGTTCCATTTTAAGACACCTTCGTCTAATCTAAATCCAAATAAGGATTCAAATAGATCCATATCCTTTTCATTACTTAAATCAGGATACCCTTTCTCACATCTGTACGACCATTCTAGTATTGTTTTTTCTACTAAATTCATTTATTTCGGATCTTCTGCTGGTTCTTGAAATTCTACGTCTTCTCCTCCTAAATCTGCTCCGCCTTCTGCTCCTGCTTCTCCTTCCGGTGCTGGTTCTTCTTCTGCACCACCTGATGCATCAGCGCCTGGGAAGTCTCCTCCACTAGTGCTACCTGATGATCCGCTGTCTCCAGCATCTTCTCCACCTTCACCTGGCTCACCGCCTGTGTTAGGTCCGTATTTAAGCAATTCGTTTAATTTATCTAATGCTTGTTCGAAGTCTGCTAATTTATTAATGTAGTAGCGTTTACCTTGAATCTGTGCTTCAAAGCCTTTTCCAGTCCATTTTAAGATAAAGTTCTGTTTGTTCTTCAACTCAACTCTAAATGTAGAAGGACGAGGTGCTACCCATAAAATTTCTTCTACGAATTCTCCGTATTGATTAGTAAGTAGAGATTCTACAGCTTGTTTAAGACTAGGAAACTTACCTAACATCTTTTCTGTTGCTGTTTCTAGTACAGTCTCTTCACCTGCTTTTTCTAGAGGCTTTTCGTCTGTCTTTACTTCAGGCTTCTTTGCTGGTTCTTCTTTTGGATCTTCTTCTTTGATTAATTCTGCTAATGACTTATCTTCGTTCACTGAACGTCTTTGTTTCATCATAGCATATTGACCTGGGTATTCAGTTCTTAAGAAATGACGAAGAGCATTGAAAGTCTTACTTATAACTTCAAATACTTGTCTTGCTTTTTCATCTTTACGAATATCATCAATGTGCATTAACTCTTTTGTTGAATCAACTGCAGATGATAAATTACGGAATAAATTTTCAAAACTAGGTAATTGAATTATCTTATGTCCAACTCCTCCAGTCTCTTGGTTTACAAGATCTGTTTTAAAATATGTAGATAAGTCTTTATTAAAAAAGTCTTCATCTTTTATAGGACCGAATTTATCTTCTATTGATTTTATAAAATCTTTAGGTAGGTCTTTTGGTTTTACTGTGTTACCTTCTTCTTCGTTTACTGATTCTTCTACTCTATTCATCTCTTCATCCGATACCCAATATGAAGTTCCCCCACCTATTGAGTGTTTAAACATCTTTTCCATTTCCTCAGCGTATTTCTTTGCATCATTATATGAATTAAATACTTTTGGTTTATCAGTTGAACTAAATGTTTTTTTATCAAATTCTTTTTCCAACCCCTTACCCTGACCTCTACCTTTATTGTAGGTTACATAGTATTTGCCTTCGTTCTCGTCTAACTTTTGTAATTCGTTTGGTGAATGTTTATGTATTTTACCGCTCGGTAATTCAATACCGTAATACTTTTCATCATCAGCACCGTGTTCTTTATCTAAAGATTTTACAACTCCGGTTCCGCCATGAGACATTTTTACTTTGTCACCTATTTTAAAATGAGATTCGTTTTTTTCAGATCCAACTTTATTAATATAAGCATCGTCACCATGAGGTGATAATCCTTCTTTAAAAGGTCTTGGACAAGGTGTTCCTTTAACATGAGTATGACCGCATCTACCACAGTGTGTGGCTTTCTTTTCAGTTAATACTTCGAAATAAATTTCTTCAATAAGTTCTCTAAATTCAGCTTTATTCATTATCTTATTATTATTTGAAGAATTTTTCAAGAGCTTCAATTTTATCATTAGCATCAACTAACATAGTTAATGCTTCTTCTGCATTTTTATAATAATCACCTGTGGAATGATCTCCAATACCTACTGGATGTTCAGAGAGCAAATTCAAAGTCAATAATGCTTTTGATTTTTCTGCAATGGCAGATGTCATTAACATATCAAATAATTCCTTTTTCATTGTTTATTTTTTAATATCCTTGACGCTTAATAGAAGCGTTTATGAAATTAACTGCATGTGCCATTGGTATATCCCAGATCTTAGATAGTCTCTTTAGAAAGTTTAATACCATTGCATCTCCTTCAGGATTAACTCCTCCTTCCGATATTCCCATTCCACGGCTTACTATTTTAGCATTTTTTAAAATTGTAGAAAATTGTGGTGTACCGCCTTCAAAGAATTGAGGTAGTGGATTTAATTCGTCATCTACTTTTTGTAATACTACTATACCTCTTTGTCCAATTTGACACTCAAATTTATGTCCTCTAAATTCTATAATATCTCCAATACTGTATGCTTTACCTGTTATATCAACTGCAGTATCATTTTGAGCATAATCTTCTTCTTCTTTCTTTAAGCTCTTTTCCTTAGCCATCATCCCTTGAACCTTTTCGATTGTTGCCATATCTTTAGGTGTCATCTTCATCTTACGAGTAAACTCTTTAGATGTAGGGTCTTGTACTAATTCTGTTTCGTGCTTTCCTTCGTTGTTCTCGTATTCGTCTTCGTCATCATAATCTTCTTCTCTATCACCTGTATACCAACTCTGGTTAGGGTCATTTTTAGGCTCTTTTGTAAAATCGTGTGCTTGCCAGTTAAAGTTTGGATCGGTAACTAATGCCGGGAATTTAACCGGTTCTGTATGAGTTGGATCTTCGTTAAATGCAATGGATATACCATGTGATCTATCTCCTGAACCTCCGTTCATTACATCTAGTAATTCATAATAGTCCATTCCCCCAAATTCTCCGTATCCTTCGTAGTTACTTTCTGCGTACTTTTTACCCTTATCGTCAATCATGTAAACAACTCGTAACGTATTCTCTTTTTCAGAGCCGATCTGCTGATTTGAATCTTGAGTAAACCATGAAAATTGACCTTCGTTAACTACTGCTTCGTTCATATCAATATTACTATCAATTACTTCGATGTTTTGAGTACCAAAGTCCATCTCTAAGTCGTATGCAAGTTCTGGGTTAGTAAAATAATACGTGTCTGATCCGTTTATATCTACTGCTTTACTGTAAGCAGGGTTATCTTTAATAATTTCTAATGCTCTTTTTGCATCTCTAACAGCTACTTTAATGTAATACGTACCTTCTGGTGCTTCTGCTAGTTTTGTTCCACGGCTAGGTTTCTTTAAATCATACATCTTATTTCTAGCTGCATCTCTTTCTGCTGGCATCTTTGAAGTATCGTTAGCTATTGCTTCTAAATCTGCAATAGATTGTACCGCTCCTTCGCTAAACATCTTTTGGAATCCTGCAAATTTCTCCGGGAAGTATCTTCTGTAATAAGCTTTTTTAGCATGGTCAATTAAACCATCTCTATCTGATTGATATTCTTCCCACTCGTTCCAATAAAAATCAACTGCTTCTTCTACTGCAGATTCAAATGCACTATCAAAAGGCATTGGCATATTTTCTGGTTCTCCTAAGTCTTTATGAATAGCTCTATTCATTACTCCTTGGTCTGATGAACCCCAATCTTCTTTTAATACAGCTTTCTTAATAGCCTTATCTTTTACTCCTTTGTATTCTGCTTCTGGAGATTCTACATCACCATCTTTATCAAAATCTTTCTTAGCCTTAACTGCTTCTTTCTTTATAGGAGCTTTTTTAGCAACTGTTTTACCAGTAGCTTTTTTAATTGCTCTATCTTTTACTCCTTTATATTCTGCTGCAGGAGATTCTTTCTTACCATCTTTATCAA